AGCAGATGTATTAGAAGAAACAGGCGATATTATCACAGGTATACAAAAACTTACAAAAGGTTTAGGAACAGCAGTTGGTGATTCAAAAACACAAATGGACAAATTCACAGAAGCTCTAAAAACATTAACAGGAGAAGTTGATGCAGTAGCTTTAGGAAAAGCACCAGGACAAGAAGCACTAAAAGTAATCAACACTGCTGAAAAAGAACTTGCTGAAGTAGCAGGAGTTGCAACAGAAACCATAGGTAAAGCAATAGATGCAAATGAAAATTTCAAAGAATTATTTACTGGTACAAGTAGAATGCTGGAAGGATTAAGTGATACTGCTACTGACTTTATTACAAAATTTGACAATATAAAAGGTAGCCCAAATAGTAATGTACAAGCCCTAGAAAGTCAACTAGGTACTACTACAAGCACCGGCGCTACTGTAACACAAGCTGATATAGACATGTATAAAGAAATGATAAATCCCTTAACTGATTTAACAACAAAACTAGAAAAAGCAGAAATACTTAGATTAAGAGGTATAATAGGCTCAAACGGGATAATAGTAGACAGTATTTCTACTCCTATAAAATCTGAAATGTACGAAGAGTTTAAAAACTACCTAGAAAATCCAACCCAAGATGCAACAGAAACAGGTCGTGAACCTACTATTAGAGAAAAAATGCTTCAATTTTTTAAAGGAGGTTTTGCTGGCGGAGGATATATTCCAGGCGGAAGTTTTGGAATAGTAGGTGAAGAAGGAATGGAAGCAATCACAGGACCTGCTAATATTACACCTTTAGCAAGAATGATGCCAGAAATGGCACAGAGTTTTAGCAACCAATTTACACCACTTATGAATCAAATTCGTGAAATGGAAAAGAGTGGAGACCTAGGAGCCGGTGAAAAAATGGCTGAAATGCTTAAACAGCAACAAATAGAGATGCAAAACCCTATAGGTAATAAATCTCTTGACAATCTGAACCAAACCATGTTACAATTAGTGGATATAAATAGAAAAACAGCCGAAGCAGTTAAGGGCCATTTTAATCTAGCCCAAGGTGCTGGCAAAGGAATATTATGAGTTGGAAAAAATATTTTACACCTGTTCCGACAGGTGACAACGCTACAGGAAGCTATAGTCCTCTAGGTGGGCGAGGCGCAGATTCTAGACCAGGACCTGCAAGGTCAAACTATTCTTCATTTTTACCAGATGTGTATGTAGGAACACCAAATCGTATTGAAAGATATGGACAGTACAACACTATGGATTTAGATTCAGAAGTCAATGCGGCACTTGATATACTTGCAGAATTTTGTACACAAAAGAATAAAAAGAACGATACGCATTTTGATTTTAAATTTTACAAAACAGCAACCAACTCAGAAATACAAGTACTAAGTGAATATCTAAAGCAATGGTATAAGATTAATAATTTTGAGCAGAGAATGTTTCGTGTATTTAGAAATGTTTTCAAATATGGAGACGGATTCTTTTTAAGAGATCCTGAAACAAAAAAATTATATCATGTGGATCCGGCTAAAGTAAACAGGATTATTGTTAACGAATCAGAAGGTAAAAAACCAGAACAGTATGTTGTAAAAGATATTAGTTTTAATTTTAAGGACATGGTCGCTACAAAAACATTGCAAACAAATGGTAATGTAACCGGAGGCGGATCAGGATATCTAACAGGCGGTGTTAGAGGAATGACAGGCCAGTATCCAAGTCAAAGCGGTACACGTTTTACTGTGGAACAAAGTGAGATTGCAGTAAATGCAGAACACATGTTTCATATCAGTTTATCAGAAGGACTAGACAATAACTATCCATTTGGTAATTCGTTGTTAGAAAGTATTTTTAAAGTATACAAGCAAAAAGAATTGCTTGAAGATGCAATTATTATATACCGTGTGCAAAGAGCACCGGAACGTAGAGTTTTTTATGTTGATGTTGGTAACATGCCATCACACCTTGCTATGCAGTTTGTGGAGCGTGTAAAGACGGAAATACACCAAAGACGTATTCCTAGCAAAACTGGCGGAGGGACAAATGTCATAGACTCTAGTTATAATCCGCTTTCCATCAACGAGGATTACTTCTTTCCACAAACTGCGGAAGGTAGAGGATCAAAGGTTGAAACACTTCCAGGAGGAACAAACTTAGGAGAAATTGATGATCTCAGATATTTTACTAATAAGCTCGTACGCGGTTTACGAATCCCTAGTTCATACCTACCAACCGGGGCTGATGACAGCAATGCTCAATACAATGATGGTAGAGTAGGAACTGCATTCATACAAGAATTAAGATTTAATACATATTGTGAAAGATTACAAAATTTACTAGTTGAAGAATTTGATCAAGAATTTAAACGCTATCTTTTAGAAAAAGGTATTAACATTGACACAGCAATGTTTGATATTAAATTTATGCCACCTCAGAACTTTGCGGCATACAGACAAACAGAACTTGATAATCAGCGTATTGGATCGTTTGCACAGATACAAGCAGTACCATTTATGTCAAATCGTTTTGCACTTAAACGCTTCTTAGGATTGTCAGATGAAGATGTAGCAGAAAATGAAAGACTATGGCGTGAAGAAAATGATGAAACTATGCAACCACCAGCTGGTGATGCCGCAGGCGAAATGAGAAGTGTTGGCATTAGCAGTGCAGGAATTTCAGCAGATATATCAGGTGCTGAAGATCAGGCAAGTGTAGAAGAAGGTGGAGCAGAAGGTGCACCAGCAGAAGGTTCACCACCAGACACAGCAACAGGAGATGCAGGAGCAGTACCGCAAGGTGCAACTGAAACGCCTCCAGCATAAATATACATATGATACTGAGAGAACTATTTTATTACGATAAAGAAACACTTGAACCTGTACAAAATGACAGGTACGAACCTCAGTATGACGATTCAATAGTTGATTTAGATGATACCCGGCAAACACGATTGACATTACGTCAAATAAATCGTGCCAGAAAGGCTAGCGAACTACATACTAAAGAAAAGGCTAATGAGCTTGACTTAGTAAGACAAATGTACGGAATCGCGGCACAAGCTCAGGCGGCCGGAGTATGATAATTGGCGAAAATAGATAAGACACAATATTCCAAAGAACAATGGAAAATAGTCAGAGAAGAACGTAGGCGATCAAAAGCCAAAAATAATCCTCCTGAAGAAATAAAAACACCCCCATTAGAAAAACAAAACAATGATGTTGCTTTTGTGATAGGCAATGGAATCTCAAGAGAAGGCATAGAATTAGAAGCATTAAGTAAAATAGGCAAAGTATATGCTTGTAATGCAGTTTACAGAACTTTTAAACCGGACTATTTGGTAGCTGTAGACGTTAAAATGATATTAGAAATTAATAAACACAAGTATCAATATCATAACGAAGTTTGGACAAATCCTAACAAAGCCTATAATGCTATGAAACATCTCAATTTTTTTCAACCTAGCAAAGGTTGGAGTTCAGGACCAACAGCATTATGGCTAGCATCTACACATGGCTATAGTAGAATATACATTTTAGGATTTGACTACAGAGGTTTAGACAACGGAGCAAAATTTAATAATTTGTATGCTGATACGCCTAATTACAAAAAATCAGAAGATGGCGCTACATTTTTTGGAAATTGGTTACGTCAAACTAAAGCTGTAATTCAAGAAAATCCACAAATAGATTTTGTACGGGTAATAGCACAAGATAACTACTGTCCTCAAGAACTAAATACCTTTAGCAATTACAAAATACTTGTAAAACAAGAATTTAAACAGATTTTCGAACTTTCTTAGCGATTTTTTCCAAAATTGCGGGTTTTTCGCCTATTATAGCATAGTTTTTCCCAAAAAGTGTAAATATATTATATGACAGCCTTACCTAATAGGTAAATTTTAACATTTATAGGAGATGAAAATGGCAGACAATAAATTCCAAGAAATGCTTGAGCATCTTGTGAACGAAGATCGCGAAAAAGCAGAAGAAATCTTCCACGATATTGTGGTAGAAAAATCCAGAAAGATTTACGAAAATCTTCTAGCAGACGAAATGAAAGAAGATGACGAGGAAAACGTAGACGAAGCATCTAAAGATGAAGAAGTTGACGAAGCGTCTAAAGACGACAAGGAAGTAGATGAAGCATCTAAAGACGATGACGAAGCAGTAGACGAAGCTTCCAAAGACGATAAAGATGAAGACGTTAAAGAAGACTTTGATCTTGATGAATTCGAAGTAGAACCAGCAGTTGAAGGCGGAGACGACATGGACATGATGGGTGGAGATCCAGCTGACGACATGGAAGGCGACATGGAAATGCCAGGTGAAGAAGGCGACATGGATGCTGAGCCAGAAGGTGATACTGAAGAAAGAGTTGCAAACCTCGAGGACGAGTTAGAAGATCTTAAAGCAGAGTTCGAAGAGTTACTAGCTGATAAAGAAGGCGGTGACGAAGACATGGGCGATGAAGAAGATATGGGCGACGAAGAAGGTGAAGAAGCTGAAGAAGAAGCATTTGAGCCTGCTGAAGAAGTAGTTGCTACAGAAAAAACTGACGATGAAGTAGAAGAAGATTCTAACAAATCGGCGGCGGAGCAGATGAGAGAATATGTCGAAAAAGTTGCGGCACCGTCAAACAATGACACTGCTGACAATAAAAAGTCAACAGTTGCTAGTAAAAACGACATGGGAGGCACTGCTTCAAACTTGGCACAAGGTGGAGAAGGCGAATCAAAAGGAACAGCTGGTGGATTAGCAAATCCAAGCACTAAAGAAGATAGTGCAGGAAATGTAAACGTACCAGGTGGAAAAGCTGGTAAGTCTATGAAATCTATGCCAAAAGGCCACGGATCTGAGAAAAAAGGTGCTGGCGAAACAGCTGACAATAAAAAACCAGTTATTGGCGGCTAATTGTAAGGAATGAGGAAATTGAACTTTCTTAGGGAACATTTGACTTTTGACCAGGCGAAAGTAGTCGTCGAGAATGCCAACGAAGGAAAAGACTTGTATATGAAGGGCATTTGTATACAAGGCGGAGTACGCAACGCAAATCAGCGTGTGTATCCTGTAAATGAAATTGGCAGGGCTGTCAAAACTCTCAATGACCAAATCCAAGGCGGGTACAGTGTTCTTGGTGAAGTTGATCATCCAGAAGGACTTACAGTAAACTTGGACCGTGTATCACACATGATCACAGAAATGTGGATGGATGATGCAAACGGTTACGGAAAACTTAAAATTTTACCGACTCCGATGGGACAACTAGTTAAAACAATGCTTGAAAGCGGAGTTAAACTAGGTGTTTCATCGAGAGGTTCTGGTAACGTTTCAGAAGACGGATCCGGTCAAGTATCGGATTTTGAAATAATTACAGTGGATGTGGTAGCACAACCAAGTGCTCCAGGAGCATATCCTACACCGATATATGAGCATTTAATGAATGCACGTGGAGGCTACAAGGCATACGAACTAGCACAGGCTACAAAAAATGATAATAAGGCACAAAAATACTTAAAAGAATCGTTGGTTAATTTGATCAACCGACTCCAATAAAAGGAGAATAATAATGTTGGATGCACTAAAAACTTTGTTCGAAAATGATGTAGTTTCCGCAGAAGTGCGTCAAGAAATCGAAGAAGCGTGGGAAGCAAAGATTAAGGAAAACAAACTTGCTGTAACCGCTGAACTTCGTGAAGAGTTTGCTCAAAAGTACGAACATGACAAAAACGTTATGGTCGAAGCAGTTGATAAGATGGTTACGGATCGTTTAGAGTCAGAAATGGCTGAATTAAATGAAGACCGTAAGCAACTAGCAGAAGCAAAAGCAAAATATGCTGTAGCTATGCGTGAAAATGCAACTATGCTTAAATCTTTTGTAGCGGATGCTTTAGCTAAAGAAGTTAAAGAATTACACGAAGACCAAAAAGGCATGGCGAGTAAATTCAAAATGCTTGAAGATTTCGTTGTAGACTCACTTGCAAAAGAAATTGCAGAGTTCCAAACAGATAAAAAAGACCTAGCAGAAACTAAAGTTAGACTCGTTAGAGAAGCTAAGGGACATTTTGAGAAGTTGAAATCCAAGTTCATTGAAAAAAGTGCAGACAAAGTATCTGGCATTGTTGACAAAGTTCTTAATCAAGAAATTCGTCAGCTTAAAGAAGATATTGAAACTGCAAGAAAGAATGATTTTGGACGTAGATTGTTCGAAGCATTTGCTGTCGAGTACGGCAACAGCTATTTAAATGAGAAGAGCGAAACAGCAAAACTCATGCAAGTAGTAGAATTAAAGGATAAGCAACTAGCTGAAGCAAAAAATGCTATCAAAGAAAAAGAAGTTTTAGCGGAGTCTAAAGACGCTGAAATTGCTAAGATGGCTGACTCAGCAAAGAGAAATCAAGTAGTTGCAGAGTTAACAGGTCCTTTGAGCAAAGATCAAAAAGAGATTATGATCGATTTACTGGAAAGTGTCAAAACTGACAGATTAAAATCTGCGTTTGACAAGTACCTACCGGCAGTTATAGACGGTAAAACTCCAGAGAAGAAGGCAATTATTACAGAAGGCAAAGAAGTAACAGGCAATAGAGAAGAAACACATGATAGTGACAATGCAAGACAGTCGAATGTTATTGACATTCAAAGACTTGCAGGATTAAAATAAGGAGAAACCAAATGTCAGAACTATTAGAAAGTCGCTGGCAGGATACGAAAACTGCACTTCTTGAAGGCCTTCAAGGCACCAAGAAAGCCGTTATGGGTACGACTCTAGAAAATACTCGCAAGTATTTGTCAGAGGCGGCTACAAGCGGTGCAACTTCTGCCGGTAATGTTGCAACTCTTAACAGAGTTATTCTACCAGTTATCAGACGTGTTATGCCAACAGTTATTGCAAACGAAATTGTTGGTGTTCAACCAATGACTGGTCCAGTGGGTCAAATCCACACACTTAGAGTTCGCTATGCGGACACTAATGATGCTACAGGTACAGCTAACGATGTTGTAGCTGGCGATGAAGCACTTTCACCTTTTAAAATTGGCCAAGCCTATTCAGGTGATGGAACTGCAGGTAAAGCATCTGCTACTTCAGGATTAGAAGGTTCAGCTGGAAACAGACTAAGCATTCAAATCTTAAAGCAAACAGTCGAAGCAAAAACCAGAAAGCTATCAGCTCGCTGGACTTTTGAAGCGGCTCAGGATGCACAATCACAGCACGGAATTGATGTAGAAGCTGAAATTATGGCGGCTTTAGCACAAGAAATTACTGCTGAGATTGACCAAGAAGTTCTTACTAGCTTACGTACACTAGCAGGTTCAGCCGCTGAAACTTATGATCAAGCGGCAGTTTCAGGTACAGCTACTTTTGTTGGTGACGAACATGCGGCATTAGCAGTTCAAATCAACAGAGTTGCAAACTTGATTGCTCAGCGTACAAGAAGAGGTGCAGGTAACTATGCAGTTGTTAGCCCATTTGCGTTAACAATTTTACAATCTGCTACAACTTCTGCGTTTGCTAGAACAACAGAAGGTGCTTTTGAAGCTCCAACAAACACTAAATTCGTAGGTACATTGAACAATGCAATGAGAGTTTATGTAGACTCTTATGCAGGTGACGGTACAGGCGTACTTGTTGGATACAAAGGCTCAAGTGAGTCTGATGCGGCGGCATTTTACTGCCCATACATTCCATTGATGTCAAGCGGTGTTGTGTTAGATCCAAGTTCATTCGAACCAGTCGTTTCATTTATGACACGTTACGGTTACGTTGAGCTTTCAAACACAGCTTCATCTCTTGGTAACGCGGCAGATTATGTTGGCTTAGTAGATATTACTAACGGCAACGTATCTTTCAGCTAATATCAATTGATATAGTTTTAAAATAGGCCCTTCGGGGCCTATTTTTTTGACTGAATTTAAAATATGAGTTATTCTAAGGAAGTTATAGATCATTATGAAAGACCACGTAATGTTGGTTCTCTGGACAGTAGCGATGATAGTGTTGGTACTGGTATTGTTGGTGCTCCAGAGTGCGGTGATGTAATGAAATTACAAATCAAAGTAGATGATGATAAAATAGTTGACTGCAAATTTAAAACTTTTGGTTGTGGTTCTGCTATTGCTAGTTCCTCACTGGCGAGTGAATGGATTTTAAATAAAACCATTACAGAAGCAGAAAAAATACAAAATACTGATATTGTAGAAGAACTCAGTTTACCTCCTGTAAAAATACACTGCTCTGTACTAGCAGAAGATGCAATCAAAACTGCTATAGGGGATTACAAACACAAACAACACCAGCGTCTTACCGACATTAGAGGCGGAATGTGAAAGCTCGTAACTTTGTTTTAGAAACAATATATGAGAAGAAAACGGACAAAGGAACAGTTTGGCTAGTAAAAATTAAAAAAAAATAATATTTTGGTAAAATAAAGGTTGACCTTTATTTTAGGATATGCTATATTATTAAAATAAGCAACAAAAGAGTAATTAACTTTTGTT